GACAGAAGAAAAAACTGTTGCACAGCAAGAAGCCGAATACAAAGCACGGAAGGATACTGAACAGGCTAAGTCTGTACGCAACCAACGTACAGAGAAACTTAAGGATTCTGACTGGACGCAGATCGCCGACAGCACTGCGGACAAGCAAGCATGGGCTACATACCGCCAAGCACTGCGTGATATTACTGCGCAGTCTGGTTTTCCTTGGACCGTCACTTGGCCTGACGCGCCCTGATCATGTGGGACTGGGCTGAAGCATTCATTGCCGCAGCCTGTGTTACCTGCTTCGTCATAGCGGGTAGTTATTTTGTTGTACTGTGTTGGCCATGATTGATCCGATGACAGCCCTAGCAGGCATACAGTCTGCTATTAGTATGGTTAAAAAGGCGGCTAAGGTTGCCAATGACCTAGGCTCGCTTGCGCCAATGATTGGCAAGATGTTTGATGCCAAGTCGATTGCGACCAAGGCGTTGATCGAAACAAAGCGTAAAAAAGGCTCCAACATGGGAGCCGCCCTTCAGATCGAGATGGCGCTTGAGCAAGCCCGTGCATTTGAAGAAGAACTTAAGATGCTGTTCATGCAGACCGGCAAAATTGATGTTTGGAACAAGATTAAAGAGCGCCAAGCGCAAATGGACTTGGAAGATGCCAAGGAAATGCGGGCGTTAAAGGACGAAGAGAAGCGTCAAAAAGCCAAAGAGCGTGAACAGATGGAGTGGGCGGTAGGCATTGGTGCAATCTTCTTTGTTTTGTTCTTGGTGTTTGTGGGCATCAATGAACTGGTAGATGTGTGCAAACATGGCAGGTGCGGTCGATGAATGAGTATCAAAAAGCCGCTGATATGTCCTTCAAAATCTTTGGGGCTTGGTGGGCGGCCAACTTGTTTTTGGACTTTATCAAGATACTGCCAAACTTTATTTCGGACAAAATTGTGAATATGCTTTTAGGAAAGATTGGACTTTAAATGCTGACCCTACTCTCAACCCTTATCAGCTTCCTGATGTCAGGAACGCCCAAGTTCCTAGAATTCTTCCAAGACCGTGCTGACAAAAAGCATGAGCTGGACTTGGCCCGTATGCAGATTGATCGTGAGTTGGAACTCAAACGCGCAGGTTTGGAAATCCAAGAACGTATTGAGGCAATCCATACCGACCAGATTGAGTTGGAAACCACAGCCCAAACTGCCCAAGCAGTTATTGGGGCACAACAAGCTGAGATGCAGGCTATCTACGCACATGACGTGGAAATTGGAAAAGGAGCAGCCCAGTGGGTAACCAACCTACGTGCCGCCACGCGATCCATCCTGACGCTGGGTTTCTTCTTCTTGTTGGTGCTGATTGATGTCGGTATTTTTATCCACGGCTGGCGTACAGACGCACCGTTCAATGACATGGCTAATATGCTCTGGGACGAAGACACCCGCATCATGTTTGCAGCAATCATTACCTTCCACTTTGGTGGACGTGCTTTTGGTAAGTCATGAACGTCTCTGACAAAGCCATTGCCATGATTAAACACCACGAGGGGGTTCGGGTAAACCCGTATAGGTGTCCGGCAAAACTTTGGACTGTGGGCGTTGGACATGTCATGTTCCCAGAGCAAGGTAAGCTAAAGATTGAAGACCGTGACGCATTTCAGCCGCCAGCTGATGCCATGCGCAAGTACAGCATGGAGGAAGTAGATGGAATTCTTAAGTCAGATTTGGACAGATTTGAGCGGGGAGTGGAACGTTTCTGCCCTGTTGCGCTTACACAAGGTATGTTTGATGGTCTTGTGTCTTTTAGCTTTAATGTTGGCTTGGGAACACTACAGCGCAGTACGCTTCGTCAAAAGGTTCTTAGAGGCGATAAAGAGGGCGCAGCAGAAGAACTCTTGAAGTATTGCATGGCTGGTGGCAAAATACTCAAAGGGCTTCAAAACCGTCGCATTGATGAACGTGCCTTGTTTCTATCGTAGGACTGCCAATGCCGTTAAAAAAACTAACTCTGAAAGCTGGTGTTAACCAAGAAAACACCCGCTATACCAATGAGAACGGTTGGTGGGCAACCGACAAGGTTCGGTTTCGCCAAGGCACGCCTGAAAAAATTGGTGGTTGGAACCGCATTTCCGATACTTTTTTTGTAGGAATTTGCCGTTCTTTGTGGAACTGGGTCACATTAAATGGTTCAAATTTAATTGGTGTAGGTACTAACTTAAAGTTTTACATCAACCAAGGCGGGACTTACAACGACATTACGCCAATTCGCGCAACCTCAACAATTAACAATAATCCATTTGCGGGTAACGGCACAACCACGGTCACGGTCACAGATACAGATCACGGAGCTACTGTTAATTCGTTTGTAACTTTTAGTGGTGCAACAGGTACATACGCAACTTTGTTTAATCAAGAGTATCAAATTGCTAGTGTTACTGATTTAAACACATACACAATCACCACATCCTCAGCTGTAGCTGCGGGGTCTTCTGGCGGTGCTTCCGTTGTAGCCACGTATCAAATCAATGCTGGCGGTGAATATGCAGTGCCAGCCATAGGCTGGGGCGCTGGCGCGTGGGGCTCGGGTGTTTGGGGTACTGGTGCAGCTTCATTGACACCACTTCGTATTTGGAGCCAATCAAACTTTGGTGAAGATTTAATATTTGGCCCCCGTGCCGGTGCTATTTATTATTGGAGCAATGCAAACGGTTTGTCGGTTAGGGGTGTTTTGGCCTCAAGTCTAGGTGGGTCAGTAACCTTTACAAATGCTAGCCCAACAGTTGTCACGGCTACAGTAGCTCTTGTTAACGGAACGCCGCTTCAGTTTTCTGCAACGGGTTCTTTGCCAACTGGAATCTCAGCCGCAACAACTTATTACGTTGCAAATGTTTCGGGTTTAACATTTAACTTAGTTAATAGCTCTGGAACATTAATTAATACATCTTCAACTGGTTCGGGAGTATCAATTTCTCTATTGGTAGATGTCCCAACGGTTCAGAATTACTTGCTTGTTTCCGACGCATCTCGTTTTGTATTTGCATTTGGTTGTAATGATTATGGCTCGTCAACTCAAAATAACATGCTGCTTCGCTGGTCAGACCAAGAAAGCATAATTAACTGGACACCATCCGCAACCAACCAAGCTGGTAGTTTGTTGTTATCTCACGGCTCTCAAATCGTAACGGCACTGCAAACTCGTCAAGAAATTTTGGTATTTACGGATTCCACTCTGTATTCTCTGCAATACCTTGGCGCTCCAGTAGTTTGGGGATCGCAATTGCTTGGAGATAACATTTCAATTGCAGGAGAAAATACCGCGGCTTTGGCTTCTGGTGTTGTTTATTGGATGGGTGTTGACAAGTTTTACAAATATGATGGCCGCATACAAACACTGCGTTGTGACTTGCGCCAATTTATTTACGGGGATATTAACTTAACCCAAGCCGATCAATTCTTTGCCAGCACCAACGAGGGATTTAACGAGGTATGGTTCTTCTATTGCACGGCTGGTTCTGACGTTGTTGACCGGTATGTTGTTTATAACTACTTTGAGAATAATGGCGAAGGTGTTTGGTATTACGGAGAATTGGGCCGTACAGCATGGCTTGATTCTGGATTGCGTAACTACCCATTGGCCGCGACATATTCAAAAAATATTGTGAACCACGAATTTGGTGTAGATGACAATACAACAGCTACTCCAACAGCAATTTATTCGTATATCAGTTCGTCTGAGTTTGATATTGATGATGGCGATAAGTTTGGATTTGTTTGGAGGATACTCCCAGACATTACTTTCCGCGGATCAACTACAGCCAGCCCAACAGGCACGCTGACTTTAATCCCAATGCAGAACTCGGGCTCTGGTTACAATAACCCAACTTCTTTGGGCGGAAGTGATAGCGCCTCTGTAACACGTACAGCTACAGTGCCAATTGAGAAATTTACCGGGCAGGTCAATATCCGTGTTCGTGGCCGTCAAATGATTATTCAGTTTGAAAACGAGCAACTTGGTTCTACTTGGCAACTTGGCAGTCCTCGTATTGACATCAAAATTGACGGCAAGAGAGGTAATACGTGACCATTACTATTTTCCCTTTGCAGAAAATAGCGGCTCCATCGCTGCCTTTAACGCCGTTTCAATACGACTATAGATTCCATGACCAATACAGTAACGTGTTGCGTCTGTACTTTAATCGAATTGATTCCGCAATTAATAATTTGATTGGTGATACTGGCGGAGCATATTTAAAATTTCCTTACGGGGCTTTTTCTAGCAGCGTATCACAATCCACATCCGCCAATACGGCAACGTTGATGACTTTAAACACCACTGATTTTGCAAATGGTGTAAGCATATCTAGTTCAAAAATTACCGTAGACAATTCCGGCATTTACAATTTCCAATTTAGCGTCCAAGCGCAAAACAGTGATACACAACTTCACGATATGAGCATTTGGTTGCGACAAAATGGTAGTGACATTACTGGCTCAACTGGGTTTATTTCTATTCCTAATCAACATGGTGGCGTAGATGGGCATGGCATCTATGGGTGGAACTATTTTCTTTCAATGAACGCTGGTGATTATGTGGAGATATATTGGTCAGTTACAAACACTGCCGTAACTATTCCAACTTATGCAGCCGCAACAAGCCCGACACGCCCATCTACGCAATCTGTTGTAGCCACAATGTCATTTGTGTCTGCAATTTATTAAGGTTTAAACATGGCAGTAACAGACGCAGATATCCTTGGGTGGCTTAATGCCAATCCTGACGCAGATCCAGCACTCATTGATAAAACAATGAAAGAGGCGGGGGTTAATGCTGACCAATTTAAATCAGCAACGGGCTACGCTCCACCTCCTGTAACTCAAGCTACCACTACTTCTGCACCCCCTGCCAAGTCTGCGCCCGATCCAATAGAAAAATTAACTCAGCAGATTCTTGGGCAAAAATTAACAAGCAAATGGTCTGGTGAAGGCCTTGGTTCCGCCCAAGCTAATGCTAGAGATATGGCCAAGATTTTGGCTGACACAGGTATTACAGATATTAAACAGTTTGGCAAGATTACAACCTATCAGCCTCTTGAAGTGATAGGAAAATCATACGATGGCCAGCCTGTTAAAACTTATACTGATGAAGATACCGGAAAGACTACGTCATATATTTTAAAGTTCACAGGTCAAACTGATGAAAATGGTCAAGAAGTCTATTCGCAAGTAGCAGTCCCGTCTACTGCTAAGTTAGATAATTTATATGGCGTAACAGACTCTGAGGGTGTTTATGCTGTTGATCCATCTAAAGTAGTTATTAAAGATGGTCAAGCCGTTATGGCTGCCGGTGAAACATTTGGCAATAAAGCCACTGGTAAAACGGTTGCCAATACATACAGTGAACGCCAAACAGGAAATGCTTTTGGCGGCACATTCCAAGGCAAAGGTAATACCGGATATCGGGTGCAGTTTGCGCCTGACGGCACACCTATTTTCTACACCACGCAGGCATCTTCCAATGACCTTGCAAACTTAATGCAAGACCTTGGCCCTATAGGTAACATCGCACTTACTGCTATTGGTGGCCCAATGGCTGTTGCGGCTGTAGCGGCACTGTCTGGCAAACCGCCGGGGGATATTCTTAAATCTGCGGCGTTATCTTATTTAGGTGGGCAGGCTGGCAATTTCGTGTCTGGCATGGAAGGCATTACAGACGTATTGGGTGATGTCGGCACAAACGTAGCCTCTAATGCCGCTAAACAATATGTTGGCAGTGGTGGCAAAGGAATCAATCCTTTGGGTTTGGTTCTGGGCAGTGGAGTAACTAATGGGTTATTTGCAGACGGTAGTACTGGCCCCAACAGCGCAGACTTTACCGAAGGCTATTTCAATGAGGGCGGAGAAGGCTACAACATCCTCAACAGCGACACAACCGATGACTTCTTAAAGTCTATTGGCATTAATAGCGTTGATGAGCTTACCGACAGCGGTATGAGCAATGCCGATATTTTAAATTTAGTTACTGGCAATTATGGTGACCTGACTGGCCTTGAAGATTTTGTAAATGCCGGTGATGAGGAAGGTGTTGATATGGGCGAGGATACCGGTGAAGAGGGCGCAGATGAAGGTGCTGACGAAGAAAATACCGGCAAAAGTGCATCTTCCGGCTCTGGCGGAGGAAGCAATACAGTTAGAACTCAAGGAACCACCACACCCGGTGGCACTAAAACAACTGGGGCAACCACGACTGGTACTACCACAAATGGAAATACCTCAACCGTTGGGACTAAAAATACCGGCGGCACAAAGTCCACTGATGGTGTAAACGTAGCTTCAAAAATTGCAAGTTTGGTTGATGGCGAAAAAACGGCAACACTAGCTAAAACTCCAACTAATCCTGCGGTGGATGCAGTTACTGGTTTGGCCCAACAACAAGCCCAACAGCAAAATCAGCAAAACGCACTGCTTAATTTTATAAGTGGCAAAGATGAACTTGCTCATATAAAATCTTATAAAGACCTGCACGGTAATAATTTGTTTGGGGAAAGCTACGTGCCTCCCTCAGCAGGTGGGCCTGAAGAAACGGCTCAAGGTGCAGAAGAATTTTTCAATGGCGGGCATGTAGATGATCTCAGTATTGATGCCTTGTTACATATTTTAAGGAACTGATATGCCTTGGACACCAGATGGTCAATACATTGATGATGGCACATCATCAGATAACGCCGGTAATGATGCTTACACGGGCGTAGAAACCTTTAATCCCCCTGCGATAAATGGCATTTATGACGAGCCTTCTGACTCGTATTGGCCAAACAACCAAACAAATTCAACACAATCCAACAACAACAGCAATATGCTGAGTTCAATCTTTGGTGGTGCAAATGGCCTTAAAACAGCCGCCGCCACAGCTGGCGCGTTGGCTGGCGCTACTGGATTGCTTGATAACAAAACAAAGCGATCAGGTTACCAAGGAGGCATCCCCCAATTACAAGCAGTCCGTAACATGGTGACTGCACCCCCTCCTAGATCTACAGGCTACCGTCCCGGTCAAGGCGGTGTTAACTGGAACAGTGATGTCTACTATGCGCCCAAAGGCGCAGTTCCTGCCGGTTTAACGGGGACAATGACCCCTGCCGCCGTTGCTGCCGCACAGAATTTAGCCAACGCTACAGGCAAAAGCAGTTCTTCGTCTTTATTAAGCAACCTTACAAAAATAGCTGGTGGTGCTGGTATTGCCTCGCTGTTAACTAGCGTTCTCGGCAATAAAACAAACCTTACAGGCCTTGTTGATAAGAATGGCAATCTCACGCCAGCTGGCCTAAAAACCGTAACTGATAAGCTTTCCAGTACCGCAAAGACTGGAACTTCTGGGAATAATAGCGCCGCAGCTGGTGCTGTAACTGCCGCTACAAAAGGCATAAACACACAATCAGGAACGCCTTCTGGCTCAACGGAAGAGGCTACTAGCAGTACCACAGGTGAAGCTCAAGCCGCAGATGACGGCACAACTGAAGGTATTAATGAAATTATTAATGCGCCAAATGATGAAGCTTACGATTTAAACGAAAACGACAATGCCCTTGATGTAAACGTTGACGGCTCTGACGAGATTGATACCTCCATCTTGGATGGAATTGACACATCTAGCTTAGACAATCTTGGCCTGACTGAAGAAGATCTTGGCGGCTACGATTTAGGTGGTGATTACTCTAATTTTGATTTTGGCAATGACGACAATTTCAATTTTGGTTTAGAAGATTTGGAATTTGCAAGAGGCGGGGCAATTAACATGGCACATGGTCGTTACTTACAAGGAAATACCGATGGTATGGCCGACAAGATTCCCGCGAAGATTGGTGAAGATCAGCCTGCCGCACTTAGCCATGGCGAGTTTGTTGTGCCTGCGGATGTTGTGTCTCATTTGGGTAACGGCAACTCTGATGCCGGGGCTAAGAAGCTTTACCAAATGATGGATAAGATTCGTGTTGCCCGTACCGGCAATAAAAAACAAGGTAAACAGATCAACCCTGACAAGTTCATGCCCGGTGGTTTGGCTCAAGCCTACGCCAGCGGTGGTAAGGTTATGAAGTTTTCCGGCACGGATGGAAGCGCAGTCCCCGGTATTACTGGGGCTACTGCCGCCGCTAATGCTGGTATTACAGGCTCAGAGCAAGCCCCCAACACATGGGCTGGTGAATACATGTCTAACTTGCTTGGCAAAACCCAAGCATTGACTGAGTCTCCATACCAACAGTACATGGGGCCGTTGACTGCGGGTGCTTCTGACTTGCAAAACAAGATGTTTACTGGCCTGCAAAACACAGCTTTCCCCAGTAATCTAGGGCAGACATTTAGCTCTCAAGGAGCATACCCTGCGCCTCAAGCGGCCGCTCTTGGCTCTACCAATACAGGCGGCATTACAGGAGCAAATGCAACCCCTGCACCGCAAGGCATTGCCTCGCAATACATGAATCCTTACTTGCAGAATGTGCTTGACCCACAGTTGGCTGAATTGCGCCGCCAGAATGACATTACCAACATGGCTACAAATGCCAAGTTGACTGGTGCTGGCGCATTTGGCGGTAGCCGACAAGCCATCATGAACGCAGAAAACAACCGTAATCTGATGCAAGAAATGAACAAGACTGTTGGTACGGGTTATGCCAACGCCTTTGACAAGGCTCAACAGCAATTCAATACTGAGCAAACACAAGGCAGATCATTGGCTGACCTTATCGCTCAACAGGGTGCGGCTCAACGTGGTATTGAAGCTGAAGGTATTGCGGCTGACAAAGCTTCTTTTGAAGAGGCTCGTCAGAACCCATACAACATGCTCCAGTTCCAGCAATCCATGCTCAACGGTATGCCAATCTCAGCAAGTTCATATGACTTGGCACAGCCTAGCACCCTGACTAAAGCGGCTCAAGGCGCAACGACAGTCAACCAATTACTTAAAAATCTTGGTTTATCCCAAAATACTCCTTAAAGGAATGTAAATGTTTACACAGCCATCCGTCAATCAGATTGCCTCGACATACCAAGGCAACCCTCAGCCTTTGGCTCAAAAGGTTGACCAAGATAAGAAGCAACATGGCGGCATTCCACAGGATCTGCGCCAGCTTCTTGCTTTAAACGACATTACCCAGATGCGTGAGGGTGCTGGTATCCAGCAGGCTTTAAACACACCTCAAAATATGCCGACCGTAGCTGAAAATATTCAGCAAATGGCCAAGAAAGCTTTGCAGGCTCGCATGGTTCAAGATGCTCAACAACGTATGGCTAAAGAAGGCCAAGCGGGTATTCCACAAGGAGTTCCTCAGCCTAATCCACAGCCACAAGGGATTGATACATTGCCTGCTAATGTGGGCCAGTCTTACTTCAATGGCGGTGTAGTTTCTTTTGAAGAAGGCGGCATGACTGCGGATCAGATCTTGCGCCAGCAAATGGCAGTTGATGAAGAAGCCAAACGCAACGCAGAAGTTGCACGTAGAGCCAGAGATGTGGGCCAACAGGACACCACGCAGATTGATCGTTTGATCAATGAATTAGAAGGCCGTAAGGCAAAACTTGCCGCTCCTAAGGTTGGATATGACGCAACCATGGAGTATTTGGCTCAGATCGCCGCTACTCCCCGTGGCATCAGTTCAGCAGAAGCTGGCGCTCGTGGAGCCGCCGCCCAAAATGCTTTGCAACTTAGCCGTGAAGAGCAGAAAAATGCCCTGATTGAGAAGGCTATTGAGTTGGCTCAGAAGAAAGCAGATGTTGGCTATCAGTACAGAAATGAACAGTACAACGTTGGCAGAACTGCGGCTGAAAATGCTCTTAAGCAGAAGTACGATGCGGCTATTGCTGTGGCTAAAACAGATCAAGACAAGGCAAGACTTGCTCAAGAGAAAGAGCTGGAGCTTAAGAAGCTTGCTGTTGAAAGCGCAAAAGTTGGCGCTATGCATGTCAACCCAGCTATCCAGCTTGCAAATGAGATCCAAAAAGCAAACCCAGATCGTTTAAACGCTATCCAGCAAGGTATTGCTGGCGTGTATGGAAACAAAACTGGTCAGGCAGATGCCGCATTGTTGGGTCGTTATGAAGCCGCCATCAAAGAAGTTGATGCTAAGTTTAAAGATGACCCGCGCAAGTTCATGAAAAATGAAAAGCAGGCATGGAAAGATGACCAAGCAGCCGCTGTTGAGGCTATCAATAGGAACTATGCCAAGTATGGGATTGGCCCATTGGCTGACAAAGGTTTGCCTGCCGCCGCGCCAAGTGCAACCCCCAGTGCATCTCCAGCTCCCGGAGGCTATACTGTCATGGCCGGAGGGAAAGTTTACACGTTCCCAACACAAGAGGCGGCGAATGCGTTTAAACAGAAAGCTGGAGTGCAATAATGGATCTAGATGAACTGGCGAAACAGTATGGCGGTGTCGCAACTAAAACTGAGTCAGTTAATCTAGATAACCTAGCCAAGGAGCTAGGTGGCACTTCACGCCCAGTCAAAGAACGTACAGTTGGTGAAGCGTTTACAGACCCTGCCGCTAAATTTGCGTCAGGTATTGGTCAGCTAATCCAGTTCCCCGGTCAGATCTATGGCCTAACCACGGGTGCAATCAAGAACAAAGACTTTGCCACGACAGGCCTACAAGGCCTTGGTCAAAGCCTGCAAGACTACGCCAAGAAGAACCTGTCAGAGAAACTTCAGTCCGAGGAAGCAGAGACTGCGCGTAAGGTTGCCGAGGCTGAGAAGACAGGCCAACTGGCCGCTCTTGGTACTCAACTGAGTGAAGTTGTAAAGAACCCATTGACACAAGGCGTTGGCTTCCTAGCCGAGCAAGTGCCTCAGGCTATCCCTTCTATCATTGCCGCCGCAATTCCCGGTGTTGGCCCTGTCGCCGCCGCAGAGTTACGTGCCGCACAAGCCGCAGGCAAAGCCGCAACAACAGCCGCTCAACGAGCCGCCGCTAAAGAGGCCGAGATACTTGCCGCCAACGCCGCCAAGAAGTCAGCCATTGAGCGTGGCACAAAAGCCGCTATTGGTACTGGAGCCGCCCAACAAGGCGCAGACATCGGATCAGGTAGTTTTGAAGAGATCAAACAATACCTGATGAGAGAGAAAGGCATGTCCGAGCCTGACGCGGCGGCAGAGGCTTTAAACCTCGCCAGAGCCGCAGGAGCAAGTGGTGCGGCTATTTCTCTTTTGGCGCAGAAATTACCCGGTGCGCAAGCCTTGGAACGTGCCCTTGCAGGCGAAAGAATCGGAACAGGTCGTATCAAAGGCGCAGTTGCTGGCGCACTTAAGAATATTCCTGAGGAATTGGTTGAAGAGGGTGGCGGTAAGTTCACCCAAAATCTTGCTTTGCGTGATGTAAATCCTGAGCAAAGTCTTACGGCTGGATTAGGGCAAACCCTAGGTCAAGCCGCATTAGGTGCAGGCTTGATCGGTGGTGGTGCAGGCGCTATTTCAGGCGGCAAACCTGAGATTTCTACAGAAGATGTTCAGAAAGCTGAGTTTGAAAAGCGTAAGTCTGAGGACATTAAGAGGGCTGAAGAGAAACGGGCAGAGATCGCCAAGCAAATGGAGGTTGTTAAGAACCCTATTGGTGTCTTGACCCCTGCTGATCTTGGCCCTGAGTTGTCTACATACGTTGATCTGCACCGTGCGGCAACGGGTAAGCCTACGTTATCTGCGTACAGTTTGGATGATGTGGTTGATGCCTTGCCCGGCAAAGACGCAGCCAAAGAAGCGGCTGCTTTAAACGCATTAATTGCTCAGAAGACTGGCCATACAAACGAGGTTTACACGCCTGACGCAGTGGTCAAACTGGCTGAGGAAAAGAACGTAGACACAACCACGCCCGGTTTTGGGGACTTCCTTTCTAGGACAACTGGTATCAATGATCTTGCCCAGATGTCTCAGCCCCAGTTGCATTCTGCGGTTACGGCTCTGCAAAAGCTTCCTACGTTTGAGTCTAAGCAAGAACTGCCCGAAGGCACAAACGCTACACGATTCAGTGAAGAGCAGTACACCAAGGCCATCGTTGGCCTGACCACTGCCTTAGACAAGAAGAACGCTGACGAGCTAAAGCTCAATGCCGCCAAGAAAATCATTGAGGCTGAGACAGGCCTCAAGGGTTCTCCTGTTGACCATGTCCTGACACAGGCCCAGCGCCAAGGTGTTGTCAATCTTGACAACGGACAAGTTAGTATTCCCTCACGCTACACACCCACTGGATACGAGATTCAAGAAGAAATTGGCGCTGAGGAAGAGCAAGCAGAATCTTATGATGTCATGAGCGGTGACCAAAAAGTTCGCTCGATGGACACCCGAGAGCAGGCTGAAGCTCACGCAGAAAAACTTACCAGCTTTGCTGAGTCTGAACTTAAGAAGACGCAAGAAGCGTTAAAGGCTCAGGACGCAAAGATTTCCAAGTCAGAAAACGAACTGCACAAGTTTGAACTCAATGGCTTGGTAGATACACCCGCATACAAGACCGCAGAGCAAGCGCACCAAGCGGTGCTAGACGAGGCCATGCCCGTCATTGCTGACCTTAAGAACCAAGAAGA